ATATAATAGCTCGAATCCGGTATCACGCGGATTGGGATTGTCGAGCAGCATTTCGAATGGGTGGTTATCAATATCCTGTAGTTCCTCGCCAGTGCGCTGTTTCACACGAATCGGCGTCGTGGCAATCCGCGAGGCCACGTGCTGCACGGCGATCTGTACCCACGACAGCACGCGATATAGGTCCTGCTGTTTGCTCCATACGCGCTCATTGCCTGTTTCCCAACGCTGTACATCCGCCGTGCGCGCAAACCATTCCGGTACGCTCCCCCGTTCCGCCGCTTTATGCCGCCCTAACAATCTGTCCAGCAGCGTTATTGCCATCTACTCCACCCGTCGCTGAATCCATTTACAATCGCTCGCCACGCTGTGTACGCCGCTCCCGCCGCTACGCCCACAAGCCAGCCGACGGCGTAACACGGTATCGCTATCAGATATCCCGGCGCCTCGCGCAGAATTCGCGTCATACAATTGCCACCAGGTCGCGCGCGCTTGGCCGCCGCATCCCGCTCCACGCCAACGCTAGCGACATCACACAGTCGTCGTGCATCCCTTCAGGCGCGGTGTAACGAATCCGCCCGCTGGGCAACCGTTCCATCTCGTACGCCTGCAATTCGCCTACCAGCGTCGGCTCGTTCAATATCGTGATATCGCCCCGCTCGAACGCAAGGGCCAACGCCTCGATCGCCTCAGTCTTTGTCGCGTTCGTCGTCGTGAAGCCGCGTACCGGCAGGCCGTCGCGCTGTAGTTGCTCGATAATCGGCTCTCCCATCGCATTCGTCTCAGCAATAATCGCATCTGGCCGATATCGTTCTGCCAACGCCATCAGCCTCTGTCGCTGTACCGCGTAATCAATCTGATTAAACCGGTCCATCGCCACCATTGTACGGCTCTCGGCGTCGAATACGCTCAGCACGGTAAAATCGTTGTGCTTGCCCCAGTCCACGCCGACAATATAGCTATGCCCGTCCTGCGGTCCCTGCTCGCTGGCCGTCGCCGCGTCCATCACGCGCCGGAATACGCCGCCTGCGTCCTCCAGGAAAATCGCGCGGTATTCCTGTGCGAATATTCGTTCTGGCAGATCGCGGCGCGCGGCGGCAATCTCGCTCGCTGGAATGTACGGATTCTCAGACGTCGGCCGCTGCCACGATGCCCAATCCGGCTCATGCTCGTCCTGTCCGCGCTGATACAAACGCCAGAACCAATTGCGCCCCTTCGGCGTGCTGATAAACATTGCGCCGCCCTGCCGGTCGCTCAGCGCGGGCCGCAGCGCCTCGCTCCACGCCTCCTCGCGCATAAATGCGCATTCGTCCAATACGCAGAAATCCAGCCCCTCACCGCGCAACGACTGTGGGTCATCCGCACTCCGCACTTGGACCGTGCCGCCGCCCGGCATGGTTACCATCATCATTGATCGCCGAATCTCCACGCCCGGTATTTGCTGTGCCAATTCTCGTGCGCCCCGCCAGCCCACAGCGGCCATCTTGTAGGACGGGGCCACCCACCAGGCCCGGCCACCGTGCAGCGCGTACCAGAGGCATAACAACGTCCCCAGCCGTGTCTTGCCCCAACGTCGCCCACACGCCAGGACACGGTAGCGCACGCGCGTCTCCCAGACCGCCCGTTGCGCGCTATGTAGGTCGGGAAACCGGAGTGCCATCTGGCCACGTTATCTCCACATCATTGCCAGCAGAGTCGGTAAGGGCATGTTCCTGACGCTCGACATAACCGCGATTTTTGCCGAGCGTTTTCAACACAAGTCCAACCGCCCACGGCTCACCTTGGACTATTGCGCGGCGTAAGGCCAATTCACCAAGATCGACCAATTCAGCACGACATTCATCGATCACGCGCTGTACGGCCTGCACGTCGCGTGCACGCTTGTAGATAGTGCTGTGACTACATGGTACCCGCTTTGCCGCCAATGAGATTAGGCCATTCGTCTCTCGCAGGCACTCGATTATGCGCTCAGTCGGGATACGCGGTTTACCCACGCTATTTCTCCAAATCCTCAGCAGACAACGGCGTCATCGGCCCGCACGCCTGTGCCGCTTTGCGCCAGTCGCCCTTCACGAACACGAGCACATTCTGGTGCGTCTTGCCGAGCTTGCGCCCAGACGGGAATTGCGACGACACGCGTATCGGCAGGCTGCCCAGGGCTGTCACCAGAATGGCCTCATTGTATAGTTCGCAGCCCGCGTCTCTGAACGCCGCTATCGTGTCGCTGACAAAGTTACAATAATGCCCGCGCTTGTCGCGCAGGTCACCTACCACAAAACAGGCAAATCGGTCATCCCGTAGCAGAGCCACGCTCTCGGCGACGATATGCCGATAGCCGTCCAGAAAGTCTGCGTATGTTGGCGCTGCGCTCAGCTCGCCGGCTAGGTCGCTGTACACCTCCAGGTCATAGTACGGCGGGCAACTGAATATGAAGTCGTACTCACCTGGCGCTATGTCGCGGATATTGGCGCTATCACCATGTATCCAACGCGGCGATAGCCCTAGCGCCTGCGCCTGCGTCTCATTCGCCTCTATCTGCTCCGCCCGCAACTCTACACCAGTATACTCACGCCCTAGATACGCGGCCACAATGCCACGCACGCTGCCGCCAGCGAATGGATCCAGAATACGGAAGCCCTCGCCCGTCCACCAAGTATAGGCGCATTCGCAAAGGACGGGATCAAAGATGCTAGTATCTGTTTGTTCGCTTGCGTTATTTTCAGTGCCAAAGTCTTTGGCACTGTAATGGCTGCGGGCCTGCTGGGATTTTCCCAGCAGGCCATTATCATTGCGTTGCAGGGCGCTCAGAGCGCTCTGCGATTTGAATGCTTTTGACCGCTCATAATCAGGTGACAAAAATGTCGCCTGATTCGATGCAATGGCTCCTAACGTTCGCCCTCGTCCATCGCCACGCTGTCCATGGTAGTCCGCGGCAGGCCGCGGACTACCCCCTGGCGACACACGCTTCTTGGCGCGCAAATCTGCTCTACCAAATCTACCATTGACACCTATTTGGCTCGCAGGATACTGCGAGCCGCCTGTTTCGCCTGCACGCCCCAATTCGCTTTTAATGCCCAAGTTAATCCACGCCCGCTTGCGTTCTTGCCAGTATCCCTGTCGTGCGTCCAACACAGAGAACGGCGGCACCACAAACTGTTCGGCCAGCGTCGCCCGGGCCTGCGCTTCAGGCGTCTCGGATGGTTCCCATACCATCACGCCCTCGCGCTCAGCCAAGTCCGCGAGCATCTGTTGCACGCCAGCCTCGCTCGATTCGACCTCATGCAATAGCACATCCAATTTCGCCGTATCGGCTATGGCCATCGCGCCAATCGGGTCCAATGTGGCCAGAACGTATGCCTCTTCCTCTTCGTCTAAATCCACCTCGATGTATGGCACGACGGCATCACCGTTCTGCAACGCTTGCCAAACCCGCTCATGCCCGTCTAGCAAATATCCAGTTCGTCGATTCACAACAACGCGCTGTACCCAGCCGACCTCATTCAGCGCCCCGCGCATTGCCTCACGTTGCGCCTGCGGATGTACACGCCAATTGTTTGGATGCGCCATAAACTGAGAGGCCCGCTGTTCGCCCTCACCTACTATGCGATTGCGCCAACGACTCTCGCTCAATTATCCCCTCACGAATCCTAATGAGTTTCCAAATCCACCCCGCCAGACCCTTGACAGCATTGTAGCCATCTGCTATAATGGAGCCAGACAAGAGAACAGAGACGGGAGGCCAGAATGAACATCAATGAGACCAAAGTCAGCGCCGACCGGGACGTCGTTCCTTTCTTCAACGGTTGCCCCCGCTGCGGTGAGCGCGTCGTCGATAACCTGCGCTGGGATCACGACGGCGAAACGGTCACCTGCGCGACCTGCGGCATGCGCTACAATCCGGATGCCAGGTGGCGGACACATCGCCGCTAACAGCCGAAACCGGGCTTCGGCCCGGTCTGGCGGGACCGGCCACCCGCCACTGACGAGGCAGGCCGTATAGGAGGACAACAATGACACAGTTTCAATCACAGTTGAGCAATGGCATGTGGATGGACCTGGATGAGCGATTGTTCGCAAACCGCGTGCGCGATATCCTCAAATTCGACGCGTGGTACGCCCCTCGCATCGGCCGTGAGCCGCTGACCAGCCGCGAGCAGATCGAGGCCACGCTGATTGCGGGCAACGAATTGCATTACGGCCCGGATTGGTACGCCGTCGTTCGCGCCAAGCCGGAGCCGCGTCCGTCGCGTCCGGCGCCCGAGATGGTCCGTTGCGATTGCGGCCATCTGTGTGAGCGCGGCCTGGTGATGAGCACATCGGCCGGCACCAGTTGCCCTGAGTGCTACGACAAAATGAATCTGTAGGAGGAATTATGAGCCCCCAGTTGAACACCCATGTGAGTGCTGAGACTGTCCGCCGCGCCCGCTATCTGCGGAACGTCTACGGCTACAGCCTACGCGACCTGTTCACCCTCGGCGTGCAACATATCTACGACCAAGTCCGCGAGAATGAGGAGAAAGAGGCTGACATGTATCTCGATGAGTACGGATTTGACACCCGTCTGCTGGCCCTAGCCGACGCGATCCACAATGCGGTTTGTGGTTGCGCCGACAAAACCTGCACAATTGAGAACGACATCTACAATTGGCTGACCGAGCCGGGCGACAACGATGAAGTCGCAGCCATGGATATCGACGGCCTCATTGCCGAATGGCGCGAGTACACCGCCGCCGCTGAGGACGACGCCTAACCTATCTCTGTTCTGTTAAAGTGCACGCCCCCGCCCCACGCGGGGGCTTTGTATACGTCATTTATATCGCGCATCTATGCTATCCGGCGCGCTCGGCAATGTCAATAGATGTAGGCGTCGCGGTTCTTCATATTGTATCCCGCGCAGACCCGCATCCCACCAATCACACCATGGCGTGCGCCAGTCCACATCAAGGCATAGAGGGCCAACCTGCACAGAAACAGCGCCAATTAAGGGCCGCCATGAGACATTGGGCCAGCGCCAATGGTCCAGATAGATGTCCACTTCCAGCGTCTTCAGGCGAGACCAAAACACAGACGCATACGCGCTCGGTATGTTCACGCGCCCTCCGCGTCAATCATCGCCTGCTGGAGGTCAGCTATGGCGTCTAGCAGTTTTTCCTGCGCCTGCCGCTCAAGCTCCTCCCACTCCGTTGTGTCCTCATCCCAGTCGCAAATCACAACGTTCGTCCGCGCCGCTTCCCAGTCTATCGCCGCCTGAATCACAGCGTCTTTGACGACGGCAAGTGGGCAATCTCTGCGGGGCTGATGTTGGGTGTCCGCATACCGCTCAAGGCGCATCTGCATCAAACACAGCCGGTCTCGCAGCCACGTCAGTAGGCGATAGAGTTGACACGTCATTCGGCCTCCGGCGCGCTAGGCAACTTGCGCACATGCGTTATCTGACCCGTGAGAAACGCAGCGCCGCCCGCCTGTATCGCCTGCCATATCAGTGGGTCCCAGGACAACATAGCGTATCCCCACGCTACGCGTAGCAGCGCCGCTACCACTGGCACCGCGAGGCATAGCGCCAGGAATACTAACCGCTTCATCTTGGCCGCTAGCGCGCTGTAGCCACGCCAGTACTCCACCACGAACGATAGCGCAACGCCAATCACAGCGGCCACACCAGGGCCGCTCGCATACGCCAAAGCCTCAGACCAACTCACGCGTTCGCCTCCTCTATACGACAACATAAATACCGTTCGCCCCATCGTAGGGGCACATGCTGCCAGACGCCATCCAGCACAACCGGCCACCATACCACCGGATCTGTTGGCGTCTCTCCTGGCTGCGCCCAATAAGAGCGCCTCATCATCTTTGTCGTTAATGGCATCAATTTATATTCCTGATCCATGTTATCCTCCTCTAAAATCTCACGCCCAACCAACCAGCCAGCACCGATAGCGCCGTCGATAGCCCCGCGAGCAGCCCTGTGCGCGTTTCGAGTCGCGCAATCCGCTCACCGTGATCTATGCACACCTCTCGCAGACGTTCGTCAATATCGTCGATCTGCGCCGCCATACGTTCAGTACGTTCGTCGATTCTGGCTATCTGTGCTGCTGTGTCGTCGGGCATTACTCAAACCTATCGCTATTTACCTCGCCGTAAACTAGTATCTCAGCCTCGGCGCATTCCTCAATCGATACCATCTGCCTCAAATCCCGTCGCTCCGTATATCGGCGGTTTTCCTCTTGCTGCTTCATAAACCGAGCCCATTCCGGCCATTGAGTTAGTGATCCATTGAGCTCATATTTTTCCGCACATTCATGACATAGCCAATCCGTGCCGTCTAGATTGCGCTCACAAATACAACATTGTGCAGCCACAAAGCCTCCTAAAGCCTTATATGGATTCACCCCCTCAAAATGTTACATTTTGCGCGCGATATCCGACGGG